CTCGTATACTGAATCGATTACGTGCAATTAAACGTCAACACCCCACGTTGGTATTCACAGTTCAGCGTGGGGTGAATTACATCACAGTTGAATTTGCGAATCAACTTGATTTTACCATGTTTGCTTTGATGTGGCCTATAAACCATCCTTCCTGGCAAGAGGTTACTAATGATATTTCCTGACTTACCAAAACGTTCAGAATTCTGGAACCCACCGCCGATTGAACCACCTGCAATCGTACAAGAAGCACAGCCAAAAAAGATTAATGCGGAAGAATGGTGGATTGCACACGGACTAGCACCAGAATCACAACAGACAGTATCACTGCGGTCAGGACCAATTGATTGGTTTGGCAGAGATGCCTGGGAGTTTTACTTTTTGTGTGCTGGAATGATTGCCTGGATAGCCTACTGGTATGGAGTGCATAGAGGAGCGTGGTAATACGCTATGCAACAGGTCGTACCTTTATCTATCCAACAAGATTGGTTGCCGATATATCATGCGTTTGATCAAGTATGGGCCAATAGGCAACGATATGGCGTAATCAATCGCCAAGAACACATACACTGTTACGAAATTCGTCGCCGAGACGGCAATGCTCTAGTTTGGAAAGACCCTAGTTTATTTTGTTGGTCCAAAGAACAGTTAGCTCAGACCTATACCAACGACGATTACAACTTCATGTACGCACACTGGAGTGGTCCAGACTTCGAACAACTTATTCCCTGGCATCAAGATTTATTAGATTACCTTGAACCGCTTCAACCAGATCGGGTCAAACTACAGATTTTTACCGGACGACTTCCTAGACACATCGACGGTGGCGGTCCAACTAGAAGAAATGGCCACGAATGTAATCTACTACACGTGGTTGACTGTCAAGATCCGACTGCTGCTACCTACAGCCAAAGTATTAATGATAAATCTCATGTGATCCGCACTAGGAGTAGTCCTAACCTTAGTTTTTTGCTAGATACCAGTCAATGGCATTGGGTAAGGAACCAAGGACTTAGAATTACATTGAGATTGAGTCTGGCAGTGCCCTTTGAACAGGCACAGTCCTGGTGGTCCAAACAGTCGACTCTGTCATTATGAATTGGTATATCTGCTACAGAAAAGTCTAGACCATGCTAGACAAATAGTGTATAATCAAGCATTGAGCAAATTCAAATTTTGGATTTGCCTTACTATTTGGAGAAAATATGCAAAATCGATCTTTCAGTGCCGAGCAAAAAGCCAAACTGACACAGATAATCAATGAAGGTATGCAGGTAATGATGGAGGTTGAAACCTTAAATGGTGGACTCAACGATACCATCAAGGCTGTGGCAGAAGAATTAGAAATCAAACCTGCTATATTGAAAAAAGCAATCAAGCTAGCGCACAAAGCCGAGTTTGGTCGTGAACAGCAGGATCATGAGTTATTAGAAACTATTCTTACCACAGTAGGCAAAACTTTGTAAATGTTTCAACGCAGAGCCATTCCAATTTTTCCACACGGGGGTCCTAAGAAATTCCCTAACAAACAGTTGCAGGGTTTGCTATGCACTATGCCTTGGAACAGTATAGGTGTTGGGCTAAATGGTGATGTATTTCTATGCCAGTGTGAAGCTTGGTTACCTACCAGTATTGGTAACATTTGGGATGACGATTTAACTGCATTGATGCAATCAGATACTGCCAAGGCTATTAGACGCAGTATCACTGAAGGAACTTATGAATACTGTAACGAACAGGTTTGTTATATCTTACAACAGAAAAATTTACATAGTCTAGACCATATCTATCCGCTGGACCTAAGACAGGTAATGCAGGACGAACATGGTTGGCTGATGCCGACACATATCATGTTAGCTTTAGATCCTACCTGTAATCTAAGCTGTCCTAGTTGTCGGACGGAAGTCACTAAAAAAGTCGAAGACGATCAGGCTAAAATTGATCATATTGCTCAGAGACTAGTAGATAACCTTTTTAGTCGTGGTACTGAACAGCAGGTCAATGTGACGGTTAGCACCAGTGGTGAATTATTTGCCAGTGATGTATTGATGCACATGGTCAATCAAATTGATTTGAGTCTAATACCACGCTTGAATCTACAGATACAGACCAATGGCCTACTACTGCCACGACGCTGGGACAGAATAGCCACGAAACATCAAAACATTGGTATGATCACTGTCACTGTTGACGCAGCAACGGCTCGAACCTATGAAACTGTACGTCGCGGTGGTCGGTGGTCTGACATGCTGGCAGCACTAGATTTTATCAAAGATCTCAAGCAGTCATTGGATTTTGAACTCAGACTGCGAATGGTTGTACAAAAAACCAATTTCCAAGAAGCTCCGGCTTTTTATGATCTAGCACAGAAGTATGAGGCTGATTTAGTTGAATATACTCGTTTGACAAACTGGCATACTTGGTCATATTTAGAGTTCAAAATGCACGACGTGTTAGATCCAAACAATGTAAAATATAAAACAGCTCACAAAGTGCTTAGTGACTGTATCAATCGACCTAGCACATGGCACAATTTTGTGTTATAATTACTCTAACAACAAGGAACAACATTGAGTTATGTAGACGCCCTATTTGATCGAGAACATGATCGAGTACACATAGTAGAACGTCGCAACGGCGAACGTGTGTACCAGGAGTATCCTGCAACCTACATATTCTACTATGACGATCCCAAAGGCAAGTTTCGTAGTATCTACGGCCAGCCAGTCAGCAGGTTTGCTACACGCAACAGCAAAGAATTTCGCAAAGAGCAACGCATACATTCGGGCAAACAGTTGTACGAGTCTGACATCAATCCGGTGTTTAGATGTCTGGAAGAAAACTACAAAGGCCAAGATGCGCCACGCCTACACACAGCATTTTTCGATATTGAAGTAGACTTCGATCCTGAAAAAGGCTACAGTCGTCCCGACGATCCTTTCAACAAAATTACTTCGGTTACTGTGTATCTAGACTGGTTGGATCAACTGGTCACATTGGCTATTCCGCCACGACACATGAGCATGGACACTGCCAAAGAGATTGCTGCTGAATTCACAAACACATTCATGTTTACTGAAGAAAAAGATCTCTTAGATAACTTTCTGAATTTGATTCAAGACGCTGATGTACTCAGTGGGTGGAATTCAGAAGGCTACGACATTCCCTACATGATCATGCGCACTACCAAGGTTCTCAGCAAAGACGACACACGTCGTTATTGTCTTTGGAATCAGTTGCCCAAGCAGCGTACATTTGAACGTTTTGGTGCAGAAAATATCACGTTTGATTTGATCGGTCGGGTGCATATGGACTATATGCAACTGTATAGAAAATATACCTATGAAGAACGACACAGCTACAGTCTTGATGCTATCCTCGAGTACGAAGGTCTAGAAGGCAAGACCAAGTTTGAAGGTACTCTGGATCAACTGTACAATCAAAATTTCAAGACGTTCTTGGAGTATAACAGGCAGGACGTGAATGGCATTGCGCAAATGGACAAGAAATTAAAGTTCTTGGACTTGGCAAATACGCTGGCACATGAAAACACAGTTTTGTTGCCCACCACAATGGGCGCAGTGGCAGTGACAGAACAGGCCATTATCAACGAAGCACACGAACGTGGTATGGTTGTGCCCAGTCGCAAAGAACGACTCAGTGATGAGGATACACAGGCAGCAGGTGCCTATGTGGCCTATCCCAAAAAAGGCATGTGGGATTTTGTAGGCAGCATTGACATCAACAGTCTGTATCCAAGTGCTATTCGTGCGCTGAACATGGGACCAGAGACCATTGTGGGACAGCTCAGGCCGACCATGACTGATCGCCTGATCAAAGAACGCATGACATCTGGACAGAGCTTTGCCGCAGCCTGGGAAGGACTGTTTGCCACACTAGAGTATACTGCTGTGATGGAACAACAGCGCGGCACTGAGATTACCATTGACTGGGCCAATGGCGATGAATCTGTACACTCGGCCGCTGAAGTATGGCGTATCATATTTGACAGCAATCGTCCTTGGATGATTTCGGCCAACGGTACCATATTCACTTATGAAACAGAAGCCGTGATTCCGGGTCTGCTGAAACGTTGGTATGCTGAACGTAAACAGATGCAGGCCAAACTCAAAGAATGCACTACCAAAGAAGATGAAGAATACTGGGACAAGCGTCAGCTGGTCAAGAAGATTAATCTAAACAGTCTTTATGGTGCTATTCTAAATCCCGGCTGTCGCTTTTTTGACAAACGAATTGGACAATCAACCACACTGACTGGGCGCAGCATTGCCAAACACATGGATGCTTATGTCAATGAATGTATAACAGGCAAGTATGATCATACAGGCGAAGCCATTATCTATGGCGATACTGATTCCTGTTACTTTACTGCATATCCTACCCTGCGTGAAGAAATTGATCAAGGACGCATGGAGTGGTCTAAAGAAATAGCTGTACAACTTTATGACAGTATAGCCGAGCAGGTGAATCAGAGCTTCCCGGGGTTTATGGAACAGGCTTTTCATGTGCCCCGAGACATGGGTTCAGTGATCCGAGGTGGTCGTGAAATTGTGGCCACACGTGGATTGTTCATTACCAAGAAACGCTATGCTGTGCTTTACTATGACAAAGAAGGCAAGCGAGCCGATGTGGAAGGACGTCCTGGCAAAGTCAAAGCTATGGGCTTGGATCTCAAACGTTCAGACACGCCCAAGGTAATTCAAGACTTTCTAAGCAGTGTGCTCAACGAAGTACTCAATGGTGCTGGCAAAGAAGAAATCGTAGAAAAGATTCGTGCGTTCAAATTTGAGTTCAAGGAACGTCCAGGCTGGGAAAAAGGATCACCCAAACGTGCCAACAACATCACACAGTATGCTAAAAAGGAAGAACGAGAAGGTCGTACCAACATGCCCGGGCATGTACGTGCCAGTCTCAATTGGAACACACTTAGACGCATGAACAGCGATAACTACAGTATGCAGATTGTCGATGGCATGAAAGTCATTGTGTGCAAGTTGAAACACAATCCGCTGAACTGGACCAGTATTGCCTATCCAACTGATGAACTACATTTG